GGATTCCTTTCACTAGGGTCTAGTTCACAATCTACATGATCGTTACTTCTTTCAATTACAAATGGTTCATTTCCCATGAAAGGAACTGCTGAAGGAAGCTGAAGTTTTATGGATTTAGTGCCGCAGGTAGGAATAGAAGAACAACTAGAAAGTAATAATATTATTAATACTGTTACTATTTTTATCATTTAAATAACTCCGTTCCTTTTGGAACCATTCTAGGGATACAGTATGCACTTACATTCTGTTGCATTCTAAACTTTTTTGTATGGTCTGAACCAGCCTTACCTTCCTCAATAGCAATAGCAAACTCATTGCACCTATAAATACTTTCAAACAGCATCCTATCATCAGATACAGTCTCACCACTGACAACTACCACTAAAAGAAAAGCGATGATCATTCAACGGGGCTATTCTCCAATACCCATATAAAAGCCCAGACAAATCCCATAAAACACACCCAAGCAAATGCTACTGTCCCAGCTACTTGTATGTAACCTTTTATTTCTTTTCTTCTTTTTTTTATTCTAAGTACTTCTTTCTCATGGGCTAATCGAGACTCTTCCATCCTAGCTTTAACAGAGTTATACAAGTCTCCTTGACCTTGAATAAGGCAAATATCTTTAAACTGTCTATCAAAGTTCTCTAGCTGACGTTTAGCAGATTCCATAGCAAGAGCTTCTTTGTAAGACATCTTGCCAGCCTTGGCTCTTTCTACATCATTGTATTGTTGAGAAGCCTCACCCCATTTACCGACAAGAGACTGCAAAGACTTACCATGCCCTGCTGATTCTCTAAGGGTAGCTAATCCCTCATTTAATGCTTTAAGGGCTGAAAGAACTGCAGCAACTTCACCTATCACAGCCCTATGCTAGAGCTTCAAGCCGTTGACACAGCCTCTCTGCCCTATCTCCTACTTGAGTATGCCACCTGCTATCCCTAGCTTCAGCACCAGCAACATCCCATCTATGATCTTTTAAAGCAGCTAAGTGTTTTACAAACTTACTATAACGAGGTCTACCCAGGTTAAACATCATGTTCACACAGACTTCTTTAACTTCATCAGGAAAAGATTCCCAAACAGTTTCATCAAATAAGATAATACATTCGCTGATAGCTATCTCTAAGTCTTCCTGAAAAACTTCCCATATCCTTTCATCATCAACAGGTGTACCCATAGGCATACCATACTCAGGATCTGTCTCTAGTATCTTGTGACCTACTCCAAAGGTAGGTACATCTTCAGAACATAGGTAGCACTCATGTTTAATGCCTTCATCTATCTTTAACTGTTCAAATACGTTTTGTTTATTCACGTTAGACTACCTCTTGATAGGGCTTGGAGTACTTTTCCTCCTTCCATAAAAGAAACACTGTCTATGTTTATTTCTTGATCTCTAAGCTTCTTCTTACCTTTTATACTTTGAGGACTCAGATCAACTTTAAAATCATCAGCAGTTGCGTATATTAAATCTTTGTCTTTTTTAGCAAGGACTAAAGGGCCAACCTGTATAACTTCTGAGGCAGACTTTAAAGGCTTCATAGTTGCTTTGTCATAAAAATAAGAATGCTTATAAGGATTCATACCTACTTGAACCCATTCATCACTATCTAGTAGATCCAAGGCTTCTGTATAAGTTTTTCTAGAATTATGGTTGATCCAGTCTCCCTCAATACGAGCAATAGTTCCCTTGTTTTGTCCCATTGCAATATCTAAAGCATCTCTTGGATCAGTGGTAAACTCTACATTTTTTAATATGGCAGATTGTCCGTAAGCAAAAGCCTTACCATTTTTCCCTGGCTCATGTAAAGTTACAGCCCAGACACCTCTTAGGTCATACGCTGGTATATCTAACCTAGAAGAAACTCTTTGTCCTTCTTCTACAAAAACGTCGGCATCTATAATACCTCTACCACCTGTTAAAGTTTTCTTACCTACAGCCCCTCTAACTTCTACTAATGTTGGGAACTCAGGTGCATTTTCTTTCGTATAAACAACTGGAGGAAATACTTCATCAACCAATTTGTTGTGTTCTTCTATGGTTTTTTTACCTGCCAGAACTCGCTGTAAGGACTTAATAACTTCTGGTCTTTGCTTCTGCCTCTTACTTTCTGGAAGTCTGTTGGCTTCTTGCCAAGCAGCTATGTCTTTTTCTGTCATACTTTCTGCAATTGTTGCATCTCTGCCCACAATCCATGGACGTACTTCAACATCATCTAAGATTTTATTTTTTTTAGGGTCAAAAGAAACAACTTGATCTTGGAAAATACTATAATAAAGCTTATTCTTTTTTTCAGCTTTATTGACTGCTTTCTGAACAGCTTTTGAATTATCAAAACCTCTTATAATTAACCCGTCATATCCTTTGTCTTTTAATACAGCAGCAACATCCTCACCATACCTTATTCTTTTTTTCTCTTTAGGCATCAAAGAAACCAGCTTTTCTATAGTCTTAGGGGTAAGCACAAAAGCCTTATCAAAAACAGCATCAACATTGTATAAATAAGGAGAAGGTTCATAAGCATACATACCTTCAGAGGCTGTAAAAGGACTATCTTTTTCACCAAAGTAAACAGCATTATCGCCAAACTCATTTTCAGGATAACGTGTAGAAGGTTTAACTTCAGAAGGGTCTATAAATTCTTTTAGTTTCTTTTCAGACGAAGCATGTTGTACTTTTATAGTACCTTTAAACATTTCATCTAAATTCTTAGCTACATTATCTACACTACCTTCAGGAGTAGCTTGAGCTAATTTCTTAGCTGCTGTTGTTTCAAAAGCACCTACAGCATCATCAGCAGATTTTATTAAACTTTGAAAACCTTTAGAAACAAGACTACCTAAACCAAAACCCATTCTTTTTAAAGGATCACCTTGTACAGTACCTCCTCCTGCAAGTCCTAATCTTTTAAGAGGATCTTCTTCATCCATAAAAGCAGGGCCAGCCTGGAAGTTGTAAGGTAAACCTGTCATCTTATCTATTCTTTCATCAGGTTCTGGAGGAGCATTAGGTACTTCTACTTCACCTCCTTTAGAAAACTTTTCAGCTACATCCATAGCTTGAGAAACTATCGGTATTGTTTCTCCTATCTTTTCAGCAGCATCTTCAAGATCACTTTGCCTTGCAGCAGAGCCTAACGCTTTTAAAGACTCTTCCATGTAACCCATTGCTGGAGAAAAACCTCCAGTAAAATTATCTCTAGAAGATATGTTGTACTTCATAGACTCAGCAATTTTATCAATAGCCCAATTACTAACTTGCCCTGAAATACGCAAACCTCTTAAAGCTTTATCAATATAGTCTTCATCTTTATAAGGGTCTTCTTTTAAAGAAGGATTTAAAAATCCTTTCATCTCTCTAAGCCCAGCATAAACAGGAACAGTTGCCAGCATTTTAAGAGCTAATCTAGCATCTCCATCTTCTACTCTAGTTAAAATTTTATTTAGTTGAGCAGACTTTGCCATTGTCCAAGACAAGAACTGACCCATAGATCTGATAAAAGGATTATTGTGTTGAGTAAATAACAACCTATTACCCACTAAAGGAATAATGGCATCTCTATCAGCAGACTGCCTACCTGCTATGTCTAAGAAAACATTAGCTCCTGAAGCATCTGCATAAGCCTCGTCAATAGTTTTATGTTGTTTTATGACAGATAAGTTATCCTTAGTAAGGCCCATGCTTTTAAGTTCATTTAGCTCAGACTTACTTAATTTTGTTTTCTTTGCTAAGTTGTATGCTCTATTTACACCAACATCATAAGCAAAGTTTCTAGCTACGTTAGTAACTGTTTTTAAACCTACTAACTTAAAGTAAACATCTTGAGTATTAGCCAAGAAAGCTTGTCCTCTAGATTCAATCATACCTCCAGAAGTAAAGTTCATTAACTCTCTTTCCCAAGTAGAGTCATACTTAAAATTACCTTGTTTAGCAAAAGATTGCTTGAAAGGTCTTTGCATTACTACTTTAGCAGCTTCTCCAAACCCACTATTAATAAAGGGCTGTAGAAGATCAGGAAGGTTAGCAATAGCAACAGTTGTTAAGTACTTCATATTAGCTAATGCTTGTAGTGTTCTAACAGATGTTGTTGCTGTTTGGCCTACTTCTCCTTGTAGAGGTCTGCCATACCTTCCCCAAAAAGCTTCAATACCATTTATAATTAAATCTTCATAAGCTTCTCTTTCTTTACTTATCTGTTGAGCTTCTTTAGGATTTAAATTCCTGGCTTGTTCTTGAAAAGCTTTTTTAGTTCTATTAAAAGCTAAGTTAATTAACTCTCCTTTAGCTCCAAATGCTTTTGCAAACTCAGCAACTTTAATAGTCTGCATTCCATATTCAGTAAGAACTTCTTGAGCATCTAATTTTAACCATCCACGTTCAGCTAAAAATTTAACAGCATTAGCATCAGTAAGCTGTCTTGTATTTTCAAAATAAATAGCTTCATTTCTAAACGTAGTTAATCCTGTATCAGTATCACGTTGGAAAAAGTCACTTCTTCTAGACTCAACACTATCTCTAAATGCAGGTTTAGTTGTTACATTTGTAGCAAAAGAATCAGCATTAAGTCCTTTGCCTCCATTTGTTTTCTGTATTTCAATTGCTTCTTCTAAATCTTTAACAAAAGCAAAATAATCTTTATTAGCTTTTTCTAAATTCCATAGTTGAGGAAGACCATAATCTTCACCTAGATCTTTAAAAGATATGCCAGCATCTTCAACCATCTCTTTAACATAAGCTAGTTGTTCTTTGTAGCCTCCAACTGCTTGTCTTACAGTTTCTATTTGATTCTCAGTTAAAGGTTTTAGATCTCCTGCTAATCCTTTATAACCAGCTTTAAGAGAGTTTATATCTGTAAACCCTCTCATTACTTCACCAGCAATAGTATTAACTGTTCTATTAGATTCATTCATCTGTAAAACAGATTTTTCAGTAATAGTACCAAACTGCTGAAGTATGTTTTTAGTTTCAGGTAAAGTAACAATAGAGTTTAAACGTGCAAAGAAATCAGAATGAAGACGCTGTACTTTAGCTTCTAAAGAATAAGCATCTCCTGTAGCTATTCTGCTGAACAACTTGTTTCCTATAACTTTAGCCCATCCTCCTGCTGCATCCATTTTAGTTGCTTGAGTAGAAGCAGTTAGAATCTTTAACTTAGCCATCGCTCTACCTGCCAGAGAGTGATAGGCTTCATTAATAACTAAGTCACCATTAGACTTTTGTATATCTGTAAGTGCAGTAGAATTGTTAAGTCTTTTACTTAAATGACCAAACCCCGCTCCTGCAAACATTCCCCAATACATCCAATTATGATCATCATCATCATCAAACATATTGCCTACTACTCCACCTCCTGCAGCACCTACTACAGGTCTAACAGCTTCAGCCATTAGAGAAGCAAAAATATTATTTGTTAACTTACCTTTACCAGCTAAATCTTCTATTGTGTCAGCAATAGCATCAGATTTACCTGTCACTAAAGACATAGCATCTGATTCTATATTTTGTTGTAGCTTTGTTTTATAAGCTTTAACTTCTGCTATTTTTGCAGTAACTTTTGAGGTGTTATATTTAGGATTTTTTAATCTTTGTTCTAATTTTTTAAGAATATTATCAACTTTAGATATTTGAATAAGTCTTTCTTGATAACTTAATTCTTCAAAAGAAATCTTTTTGGCAGGAGTTTTTAAAGAAGCTACTGATTCTTGAACAGCTTCTTTTTCTGCTGTATTTAAAACGGGAGCAACATCAATTTTTCCTTTGTCAGCCCCTGAAGCTCTCCAAAAAGCCCTTACAAAATCTCCTTGAGCTATATCTTCTCCTTCTAATCCTTGTTGTCTTAAACGAGAAAGTTCTGTTTGCTGCCCTTCTAAAGATTTTTTCCACCAAGATCTAACATGATCTGCTTGAGTAGTAACAGGCTCTAAGTTTTCTACAGTAGCTTCTATTGTTTCTTCAGTTGTTTCTTTTCCTGTAGATTCTGCTTCATTTCTAGAAATACCTTTAGAAACTTCTTCTACTAATTCTTCACTTTGTTTACCAAAACCTCTAAAAGCTGCATCTAATCCTAATGAAGCTACACCACCTATAGCTGCAACAACTGCAACATTAGTAGGATTTGTAATAGATCCTTCTACAGCTTGCTGTCTTAGAGCTTCAGCACCAGCTTCATACCCAGCAAATTGAGCACCCCTAGCTGCAATACCTCCAGGTAAAAATCCATAAGCTATATTAATAGGATCAAGAACATAATTACCTGCTTCTCCAACTTTCATAGCAGTTGTATATTGTTCAGGAGTTATTCCTGTAAACTCTGGATAATCTTGTTGAATATCAAGTTGTCTACCTATTTCATTTAGCTTGGAATGAAACTCAAAATCTCCTGGCTTAGTTAAAGCTTCAAAACCAGATTTAAGAACTCTACCTACATTACCAACAGACATTGTTCCTTGTCTAAAGCCATAAGCTACTTGACGAGAAGTATCTGTATCTTCAAAAGAAGGCTCTTTAAATACATCATCTGAAGAAAGTTCAAAAACTTTATCTAGATTATCTAAATAATTTTTAGTTCCTGCATATTGAACATCTTTTAAAACTTCTTCTGTTTTCATAAACCAGCTTTTGTTAAATAATTTTGAGTCTGTTTAGGTAAAGTAGATCTATCACGATTAAATTTAATAAATCTATCGGCTGCTACAGGGCCAGCATTATAAGCAATTAAGGTAGCAACTTTATCTCCTTCATACTTAGTCATAAAAGCATCTAAATAAGAAGAACCAAAAGCTATATTCAAACTAGGCATAGATAAAAGACGTTTTACTTCTTGCCCAGCTTTTCCTGTAAGTTTCTTTTTACCTTCTTGTATTTGACTCCTAGCTTCAGCTTCCAAATCGGTGTCATAAGATACACCTGCATCTTTAGCTATTTTAAATATGTCATTAACACCATATCCAGGTTGAGTAGCAGTTATAGTTTTTATCTGCATAATTCCATGAGCATCGTGAGTACTAACTGATTTAGCTCTTTCTTCTGTAGATAAACCAGGAGAACTTTCTATATCTGCAACAGTTTTAATAAGAGAAGAGTCAACTAATTTTAAAGTTTCTTTGTCTACTGTATCTTGAATCAACTCATCTACAGACATATCATATTCAATACTTCTACCTAAAAGACTTCTTTTTCTTCCTGTTCTAGGATTTCTAGTAGGTTTATCAGGAACAACATCTTCAACAAACTTAGATACTATCCCAGCTATATCAACAGGGGTTTCACTTCCTCGTCCTCCCCTACGTTTATTAGATTCTGGAGGAAGGGGCGCAAACATAGTTTCCAAGTCACCCATTATTTTTTGAATTTCAACATCAAAAATTTCATAATCTTCTTGAGTAAATATGCCTTTTTCTTGTTGCTCTTTAAAAGCATCTACAATTTGAAGAACTTCTGCTTTTGCAACTCCATATTTATCTTGAATAGTGTCATCATTTTGAATTCTAGGAAGCAGTTCTTCTAATCTAGTATTTAGTTTAGCTCTAGTTTGAATTGTTTGTTCTTTTCGTTCAGCTTGAAGCTTTTTACTTTCCCTAACAAAAGCAAGGGAGTTCATCATTAATCTTTCCTGATCTTTTACATCTAACTCTTTTAAAACTAAAGGAACATTTTCACTGTCTAAAGTTTCAAAACTTTCTGCTCTAGTAGATACATATTTTCTAATAGCTAACTTTATTTCATTAGGCGTAAAATTAGCAAAAGCAGGACTGTCATAAGCTAAATTATTAACTATTGTTTCAGCTTCTGAAAAAGCTCCATCTAACATAGAATTAACATAAGCATCTTGTTGTTTAATTTCATCTGCTATATCAGGATTAAGGTCATCTAATTTTTTTTGAATGTTATCTCTAGCCTCAGCTATTTCTCTGCTAGTAGCTAAAGATTGATCCTTAAAATCTTTATAGGTTCCTGTTCCTGAAGAACCTCCAAAAATACTTTTAACAGTAGCTTCTTTAAAACCTTTTATATCTCCTTCTATTCTAAATTTTTCAAACTCTGGACTTATAAAAATTTTATATCCTAAAGTACCTGCAAAAGGGTTATCAGTGCCATTTTCTTCAGCTTCTGCTTGAGCATTAATATATTTATTTTTAATTCCAGTAAAAAAAATTTCAGCATTTAAAAGACTTTTAGCTCTATTTTCACCTTTTGCTATTAAAGAGTTATAAAGATCTTTACTATCAGACTCTGTTGCTAATCTTTGCAAAGATCTTTCAAGAAGACGATCATCTCCTTTAACTAACTCTTCAGACCTAGCTATTAAATCTTGAAAAGCTTTACTGCTTGACATGCTATCAAAAATCTTAGTTTTATAATCAGGATCTTCTGAGCCTGTAATTAAAAAATTTCTAGAGCGTTGCCTAACTTCATCCATGTCTTTGCCAAAGATTTTGTTAAAAGCAGTAGAAAATAATTTTTGTAATTTATTTTTGCCATAATAATAACGATTATCTTGCAGCCTAGTGGCAATTTGTTCTGCAGTAGGAGCGGTATCTAAAAAAGTAATTTGTTGTTTTAAAGCTCCTCGATAAGCATCTAATTCTTTACTAATTGTTTCTTTGTCTGCGTAAACTAATTGCTTAAGAATTTCTTTATCGTTGTCTCCTATAGCTCCCATCTTAGCTAAAGAATCTTTATAAATAATTTCAGCCATTTTAGTAGGAGCATCAGGAGTATTATAAAAATCTAATTCTTCTTGAAGTTGTTTTTTCTGAGTATTAATTTGTGATATTTGCACTCCTAATGCTCTGCCAGCTTCTGTATTACCAAAAGAAGCTCCTTTTTCAGGAAGAAAACGATCAGCTACTAGACCTGTAACAGCTTCCATACCTGTAGTAGCTGCAGCACCTATTAAAGGTTTTAACAATAAAGCTTTTAGTTGAGCTTTCTGTTGATCTTTTTGCAGATCTTTATAATACTTTCTTTCTTCTTCTCTACGTCTACGATATTCATCTGTAGTCGCTTGACCTAGTAAGGAATAAACATTATCAACCATCTTAGTTAGCTCCTAACAAAGAAGAGGTTTGTCTTGGGGGTAGTTCAGTTTCATCTAACTGAGTAGTAATTTCATTAGGCATACTTTCTGTTAGCAGAGCAGTTTGTCTTTCTTCTTCTATATCTTCTTCATCATCTTCTTGAATAATAAAATCTATGCCTTGTCTTTCAGCTAAAGCAGCCATCATATATACAACTTGCTCTACTAAAATCATCATAAGATCAGGATTTATAAGTCCATCCCTATAAGCTTGATACATAAGGACTTGAGCAAGATCCATTAAAGGAATGCCCTCTTCAATAGCATCTAAAACAGCATTGTAAACACTAGGTTCTGTTAGTTTACTTAAGAAAAACCTAGAAGCATCTTGAGGATCTGTAAGAACAGGAGGTTGCTCCCAAGGATACTGATTCTCAGGACTGTTAGTTAAAGACTGTCCAGGTATAGGTCTTCTAAAAGACGTTGCTATTCTATAAAAGTCTTGATCAAGTTCTGACATTAATATGGCCTATACTCGTTGGAATCCATAGTTATACGCTGGTGGTGTAAAGGCTCCATACATGCCTCCTTGAATACCATCAGGGTACATAAGATTAGTAATTGTATTGTAATAATTTTCAGTACCAGTATCTGCATAAGAAGCGTCCATTAATCCATAAGGAGCTTGTTCAGGTAGAGTAAACTGTGTACGAGGAGTATAAATATCTAATGCTCTTCTTATAGGAGCTTCAGGCATAACAGGATCAGAAGCAAAAGCAGCTTGAGTAATGCCTGTTGTTAAAAGTTGTCCTGGCAATGCAGCAGCTTGATCTTTTCCAGCTTGAAGAACTTTACCTGTAAAAGTTTCTGGTTTTTTTAATAAAGAAGAAGCCTCTTTTAAAGATGAACCAATATTAGCATCTAATACAGCTTTAGAAGGATCAACTGATGTTTTAATGCCTGACATAACATCATTCCAAGCTTGAAATTGTTCCTGTGGGCCTCTAATTAAATCTGTAATATAGTCTGCTTCATCAGCAACAAATTTAAGTGTATCTCTAAAAGGATTAACACTATCTATTTGTTTAAATCTTTCAAGACTACTATTCATTATAGTGGTAAAACGTGTAGCTGCTTCACCTCCATAGTTTTTATAAATAGCATCATTAATTTCATTAAGTTTATCAAATTCTGTACTATATTTTTCTTGCAGTAACTCTAATGTTTTAGGATCACTTGCAAAAGATTTACTTTCTAAATTCATACCTCCTGTAGTAGATCTATAATCTACTTCAACACCTGCTATTTTAGTAGTAGCTAACTGATCTTCAATTAAACCTAAACGACCTTCTGGCCCTTTTAACATACCTCCAACAGCATCTTTAAAAGCATCAAAATTATTACTTACTTCAGCCCCTACTCTACCTAGTACACTATCTCCAGGCCCAAAAAAACTTTTAGGAGCTTGAGTAAATAATTTATTAACTCCTGGGATTTTACTGCCTAACCATTTTGTAGTATTACTGATAAAACTAGTTGCACCACTAGTAACAGTTTTAAATCCTGCTTTTACACCTGACACAACTTTACGGGCTGTGTCTATCATCCATGAAGCACCTTTTACTAACTTTGCTCCAAAAAAACCTTTAGCTCCTAATCCTTTAGCAACTAAACGCATAGCTCCTTGACCTAAACCTTTAAACAATCCCCCTAACATTGGCCCTAACCCAGGAATAAAAGATAATGCTATTTGCCCAAAAACTCCTAGTTTTCCAAACCATTTACCTACCTTTTTAAAAGCTCTTTTAATGGCCTTACCAATTTTTTTAAAGACTTTACCAATGCCTTTAAATATTTTCTTAAATAATCCCATTTAAATTACTCCGTAGTTAAGTCTCTTCATCATCTTCTGCTCCTTCATAAAGATCTCCAGGAAGAATAAAGTCATCTGAATCTTGAAGAGCAGTAATAGAAACTGAAAATTGATCAAGTAATGCAAAAAATCTAGCACGTTGAGTGGTATATTTATCATCTGACATAAAAGATTCATTAGCTAATAAAGCATTTATAGCACTAATCTTTCTTTCTTTTTCACTTTGCCACTCTTGAAAGTCAAAGTTAGCCTGATCTCTTAAAGACTGCCAAGCTTGCGACAAAGAAGTTTTATTTAAATCAAATTGAAAAGCAGCTTGTTGTTGATTAGCTGCATTAGTAGCTGCTGTATCTGCAAGGTTAGCTTTTCTACGCCATTCAACATTTGATTGCTCTACTGCTTGTGAGTTTGCAGTATTAAACTGTTCAACTTGTAAATCTTGTTGACTATTAAACTGACTAATCTGAGCTTGTATTTGAGCATTAAATTGATCAGCCGCTAGTTCATTTCCTGCTGCAATAGCTGCCATTCGATTAGTTTCTGACTGATTAAATTGAGCCATAGCATTAGCTTGTTGAGCATTAAACTGTGTAAGCTGAGAGCCTATAGTAGTAACAAACTGTTGAGTTTGTAGATCACTAGTAGCATTAAACTGTCTTGCTGCATTTTGAATAGACAAATCACTAAGCAATCGCTGTTGAGCTTGCTGTGAGTCCAGCATATAAGCTTGTTGCTCATTATTTAAATTAGCCATATCCATTGCAAGGAAGTTCCTGGCATTTTCTATACTAACTTTAGTGTTATTGTCTGCTTCTTGCATCTTCATAGAAGCTAAAGAAGTAGCATCTTGAAGAATTGTTTGTTGTCTATTATTTAAATCTTGTAGTGTAGAAGTTTGTATAAATTTACTATTAGCTAACTCTACTTGTTGCTCAACATTAAATTTAGTTAAATCAATATTGGCTACTGTAGCAGCATTTTGCATAGCTGCTTGTTGATCAACAGTTAACTGAGCTAATCCCATTTGTTGAGCAAGGCTTGCATTAGTTTTGTTAACTTCTAAACGCTTACTAAGATTAGCTAATTCAGTTTGTTGTGCTGCCGTTAAGTTCTGTGCTTCTGCTTGATTCTTTGCAGTAAGAAAAGCTAAACGCATCTGTTGATCAGATGATAAATTAGCGACTTCCATTTGCTGTTTAAACTCAGCATTCTTTTGCAAGAAACTGGCAGCTACTTGCATTTCAGCCATTCTTTCTTGGTTAGAAGCAGTTTGATTAGCACCTAGTCTTTCTGCTTCAACTTGAAGATTAGCTAATTCTATCTGTTGATCATTACCAAGATTAGCCATCTCTGCTTGTTGTTCATTTTGCAAACTAGCAATTCTGACTTGTTGACGTTGCTCTGCTTCAGTTAACTCAGCTTGTTGAGTAAATTGTTTTTGAGTTAAATTAATTTGCTGTGCAAGTTGAGCAGACTGACTTTCAGCACTTTGCCTATTAGCAACATTAGTTAACCTTAACTGCATCTCCTGAGAAGATCGTTGAAGATTAGCTTGTTGTTCGTTAGATAAGTTTTGAGCAGCCCTTTGCTGCAAAGCTGTTGCATTACTTTGAGCTAAAGGAATAGCTGACTGAATAATAGAATTAAATAAAGCATCTCTACCAACAGTAGATACACTTAATCCTCTTGCAGCTAGATTAGACTCAACTAATCTTACTGCTGGTCTAGCCCAAGTAGGTGTAACACCTTCATCTATACCTGCTAACAAATTCTCTAATTGAACAGAAACAAGAGCTTCATTAGGTAAAGCTGCAATAGCTGCTTGCACTTGAATAGGTTGAGTATCTACTTGAGCAGTAACTACAGCAGGATTATCTAGTATAGCTTCAGAAATATCAGCAGGAAGTTCTCCTACTTCTTGTAATAAAGTACGCGCAGCACCTTTAGCTGCTTCTCCTGTTACCTGCCTTCTTTGTGCTGCTTCATAACCTATAGAACCTTGTATTATAGCTTCTGTGCCTTGAGCAGCTTCTTCATCTGTAATAGCTTTTCTTGATTGTTTTTCAGCATTAGCTGTTGCAGCAAGCTCAACTACTTCACCAGTAGCAGGATCTACTACAGAACGAGTATCTTCTTTAAACTCTGTAGTATCTGCTATAGCCTCTTTTTCATCAGCACGAATTCTAGCAGCGGCTTCTGTAGTATTTGGAAAAGCACCAATAACCCTACCTAAAGTTTCAATCTCTTTAGTAGCAAATTTAGTACTATCAAAACCTAGTACATTGCCTTTCTCTTGTCCTACTTTATTATGATAATCCAGAAAATCAGTATATTCTCCAGCTTCTACTGCTGCTTGAGCTTCAGGATATTTAAGAAAATAATTAGAAGCAGCGGCTGTATAAGCTTTTACAGTAGGAGCATTAATACCTAAACTTTGTGCTACTTCTGCTGTTGCTTTTAAGGTAGCACTAGTACCTGTAGCATCAGTAGTTGTTAAAGCATCTGGATCAATCTCACCTGGAGCAACAGCACGTTGTAGTTTTAATACAGGATTACCTTCACTATCAAAAATAATGTTTCCATCAGCATCCCTTTCATATCTATCTATTTGAAAAGTATCAGCATCAGCTACCTCTGCTAATTCTTCAACATCTGCTCTTTCAGGATCATCAGCAACTAATCCAGGAATCTTATAACCAACTTGAGTACCAAACCTAAACTGACGATTTGTTTGAGGAAGAGGTAAAATATCTCCATAACCAGGATCACCAGGATTCCCACCTTGTCTAGCTAAATCAAGAATCCTTCTTACAGTTCTATTATGGTAGTCTTTTCTTGCAGTAACCCAATTTGTCCAAGCTGGATTAGTTTTAACACCGTCTTGATCAGAATCAGCAGGATCTTGTCCACTTTCACTCCCTATGCCTGGATCAACAGCCCCGCCTGTTGCAGTAACAAACATATCAGGCATGGGATTTTTTTCATCCCATCTATTTAAATTAAGATCAAATATCTCTTGTTCATCTGATGAAAAGTTAAGAGCCTCAACATTAATATATCCATCTTGAAGAAAGTTAGCCTGTTGAGGATCAACCTCATAATAAGTAATTTCTCTTTCTTCAACATAAGGAGGCTTGTCATCCTCTGGTGCTTCCTCCTCTGGTGTTTCCTCCTCTGGTGTTTCCTCCTCTGGTGTTTCTTCCTCTTCTTCTTCTGGTTCTTCCTCTTCTTCTAAACCTTTTACTGTAAAAATATTTGATAAAACTTTATAAGCTTCAGTAGCTCTTTGTGTTTCTTGTTGTGGAGTAGGAAAAGCATTATAGACATTAATTAAATTTTGACGTTGAGCTTCAGTTAAAGCAAACCAAGGAACAACAGTTTGTCTATTTCCTGTTCCATCATTAATTCTTATATATCTAACTTCTGAGCCAAACTTAGAATTAAGAGGAATATTAATGTCACTATAATCAAAAATAGCTTCTTCAAGTAATCTAGCATTAGCCGCTTCTGCAGCAGCAGAGTCTGGATATTCTTTACCATCAAAACCTTTTGTAATTACTGGAAGAGTAGCTTCTTTATCTTCATCAGCTTGTCTTTGAGCAAGTAAAGCTTTATGAGCTTCTCTTTCATCAGGATCAATTTGATTATTATTATTAGAATCAATCCCACCACTGTTTATAAAATTATCATAATCTGCTGCTGTATATTTATAACCACCAGGAGAAGTTCCAAAATTAAGAGTTGTATCCTCTTCAGTTGGTTCAGGTATTGTTGGTTCAGCTTGTTCACGTTGTCTTTTTTTTCGTTGCTCTTCAGCAAGTTGTTTACTTCGTAATCTTTGTTGTTCAGCCCTAACAGCTTGTTCCTGCTCTCTTTGCCTATTTATCCTATCTTGTTCTTCTTGAACCGCTCGTCTGTTTGCTTCTGCAGCTTCAGCATCTCGTCTTGCTTGCTCTTCTGCTTGTTCCCTAGCTCTTCTATTATTCTCTTCTTCTCTAGCCCTATCAGCTTCTTCTTGATCTCTTTGAGCTTGAGCATCTAGTTCTGCTTGAGTAGGAGAAGTTGAAGTTGTATCTGCGAGAGGTGTAGAAGTAGCTGCAGGAGGTGTAGAAGTAACTGCAGGAGATGGAGTAGCGGTATTTGTAAGAGGCGTAGAAGTATTTTGTTTTGTAAAATCTTCAGACGCTTTTACAGCTTTATCTATTACAGATTGAGGTATTTGAAAGCCTCCACCAGGAAAAGCTTTTACACGCCCACCAGCACGATAGTCTTGTCTTTCTTTAACAAAACGACTACGTTTCTGGGCTTCTTTACGCCTTTTTAGTGCTTTTAAAGCTTTCTTACTCTTAGCCATACCAAACTAACCTTTTATAATTTATACAGGCTTATTGTCCTGCAAATAGATACCTGAACCTGTAGTAGCTTGGTTTTCAGCAAGATAAATATCATTTGCTCCTCCAGCTATCTTAGAGTTCTCTGGAAGTAAAATGTCATTAGCTCCACCAGCTACAGGTGCAGGGTCTTTAAGATAAATATTACTGTTACCACCAGAGACTTTAGAGTTCTCTGACAAATAAATATCGTTAGCTCCTCCTGATATCTTAGGAGAAGGAATGTGTTGAGTATTAGTAGGTTGTGCCATTTTAAAATGCTCCTATGTATTAATTAGCATAGCAATCCAAGCTGCTATACTTGTGGTTAAAACTGTTCCTACTACTAGCCATGCTAACTTTTCCCATCTGTCTGCATGAGTAGCTGTAGCAAGCTTCAATTCTCTAAGCTCTACCATTGCCTCACCCCATCGCTCTCCACACTCTTTTTCATGTGTTGCGATTCTTTCTAGAGCTTCCAATGCTAGTTCCAAACCTTTCTCACTTTCCATTTTTTGTATTAGTGTACGCCACTGAACCAAACCATATAGAAATTACACCTCCAACAGATACAAAGTAAATTCCACTCATATCAGAAACAATGGAAGCAGCCTTGTCTAAGCCTAAAAAATCACAAAAGACTACTAATGATGGATAAAGCAGCATTCCTAATAATGCTAACCAACACATATTCTTTTGAGCATCAGCTTTTTCATTCTGAATCTCTAACTGTTGTAAACGCTCAGACATAGCAAGTTCTTCATCAGATACAACACCATCTCCATCAGCATCGTATTTGGCATAGTCTGACCCTGGCTGTAATTCCTTAGTCTTCACTAATCCAACTTTCCATCTTTTGCATCTGCACATAATTGTGCATGTAGTGATCTTTAATTAAACTAAGAGGCGTTCCTCTTTCTACTAACTTGTTATGTCTTCTCATTAAAGGAGGAACCATAGGAACTACATCCTTTCCATGTCGATAACAAGTTACTGGAACTCTTCTTAATAATTTAAGTTTTCCACATCTAGGTGCTCCAAAGGTTACAATCTGACGAGGGTATATCTCATCCCTAACCATTAAAGCTCCTACTATTAAAGCAACTGCTCCTCCTAATGAGTGACCAGTTAAAGTAATTTCTTTTTCATCTATATCTCTTGCCATGCACTCTGAAAGACATTTAGGCATAAGTCTTCTAGCTGCCTTAGCAAACCCTGCTGGAACCCATCCTAATTCAGACATCCACCAAGGCAATATTCTTAAATCCCTTATTATATCAAGAGGTTCATCAGTTCCCCTAAAAGCAAATACATTATCTCTAACGATTACCTCAATATTTGATTCCTCAAAATCAACTGAGTTATAGCTTTCAGCACAGATAATACTTAAATCTTGATGGTTCATTTAAACCTCTATGCTCGCTCTCTAACTAGGTTTTACAGGCCAATCGTTATCACCACTACCATCTGGCCCTGGAGAATTAAGATTAGGCCAGTTAGAATGACTAGGTAAATCTCTTAATGCTTGACGATAAGTCTTCCAATCATTAGCCAAGGCTACGCCTGTTTCTGCCGCCTTAATCGCCATCCAATCTGTTTCAGCTAATAGCCTATCTCTGTTTGCTCGTTGAGATGCAGCAAGTTTTGAATCTTGAGCATTAGTGTAAGCTGTTTTTTCATCGTTAGTTAGATCAACTAACCTAACTGTATACACCACACCATCAGATATGTAAGGATCTACAGGCTCTTGTTTTTTTTCAGCAGGGTCAAAAGACAATCCAACAGTGACAGACATCACATTGTTGTTTTTATACCAATCTGAACTTGGCCCATTTGCTGGAAAAGAAGTATTAGGAAATAAAGTTTTTAATTCTCCAACTTCTTCTATTTCATTATCAGCATTAATTTTTGCTACTTGCATAATTAATCCTTATCTATATCAAAAAATTCTTTAGTTGGAGCAACAAAATTAGAGGTATAGCGAGCTTTTTTAGTTATTCTAAATTCATCAAGATAACCATTAAGCCATAAAGTACTTCCTCCGTATGCTCCAATTACATGAGAAACATTTGTATTCCAATCAATAGGACTAGTTACAGATGTTGCCTGACCGCTTGCAGTACCGTTAATAAACCATGTAACAGTTCCTGCACTAACGCTACGGACTAATGCAACGTGATACCAAGTCTCTGTATCTAACGTACTGGTTGATGGTAAATTGTTTACAATATATGCGTTCCCGCCAATTATCCAACAACCTAACTTTTCATCTGAACCTACACCTATCTGTATGTTAGCAGCAGCAGAGTAAATAAAATTGTAATTTTTATGAGCATTTAGATAGACAAAAAACTCAATAGTCCAGCTTTCCAGATTTCTTGGACTAATTTGAGGATTAGCAGTCCTTAGCCAATCAGAACCTGCTCCATCAAACTTTCCACTTGCTGTTCCAAATTTTTTTACAGAAGTGCTTAATTGTGCTAAATCTTGAGTTTCAACATTATTTTTAGCTGAACTATCAATAATTGAAGCATTAGTAAAATTCAATAAAAGTTCAGTGTCAGTTATCGCAGTTAATGGGGCTGATGGACGAGAAGTACTAACATTGTCTTTTACAATTCTAAAATCAGATATATATCCATTAAGTAAATAAGAACTTGAATACCAACCACCTATTGACCAGTTAGTATCTGTATAGTTAGTGCTATCACTTGCTGATAGTTTTTCTACGCCATCAACATAAAGTTTTGAAGTCCCTGAACTTCTAATAAAAGCAACATGATACCAAGAATACGCTTTTGGCTGTTCTGACGCATGTACTGCATAACTTGTCCCATGATACATTCCCCATCTGCCAGTAGTGCCGTCAACACCTGCTGCTGGCCCTCTAACCTGAGAGTTTAAATCTGCGTTAGAAAGTTGAAATAGACCCATAGCTACTGGAGTAGCAGTAAAATAAACCCAACACTGAACACTAAAGTCACCTGTACCAAGCGCAAGATCAGCATGATTTGCATGTATAGAATCACCTGCCTCATCAAACCAAGCTGATCCACTGTGTGAACTAGCACTATAAGCTGTTGTTCTAGTAAAAGGAGAAAAAGGCTCTACTTTTGGATTACCTGATGTCGCTAACTCATTCCCAAAAGCTCCATCTCTAAGCCGATTACTATAACAATGCCAGCCATAACCTCCTCCTCCTCCTCCATAAGAGTTTGTCCAATTAGGAGTAAAAGCAGATGTATAACTAGCAGAATTGTTAGCTTTACTACCACTTATATAACCTTCAAATGGATGAGAACTTCCATCATTGGACATTCCAATCGTAACGCCTCCACCACCATTAAACGTAGTAGCACAAGTATCTGTATCTTCTAAAGCACCATTTAAATATAATTTTGTTTGATTAGTACCAGTTCCTTCACGAACTGCCGCAGCGTGATACCAAACACCTGGAGATATAGTAGTACTTCCTGTTAGCGTAACGACCCCACTAACTTCAAATTGCAGTTTATTCCCACCACTTACACGCAAAGACCAAAGACCTGTATTAGTGTTTGTGGTTTCTGAAATTAATGCAGCATGGTCACTTGCACTAGATGGATTTCCTGTGTAATAAAAGAAACATTCAACTGTAAAATTATTTGCACCATAACTAAAATTTGAACCTTCAAGATGTGAAGAGCCGTCAAAAAAAACAGACCAATCATAGGTTCCAGCACTAAATGGGGTATAGGTTCCTTGTGCAACATTTCCATAACGGGTAATGCTATGGCTATTGCCAGATGAATCAAGAATTGTATTGTTATTCCCAGCATTACTGCCATTAAAGTGGTACAGGCCAGTAACTAACTCAAAATCTTCGTCAGCAGTTTCTCCAAGACCTGAAGCCATTAAGACCTGTTTAGAAAGAAAACTCATTTATGAAACGTCCTGTCCAGCAGTAAATCCGTAATAAGTACTTCCACCATCTACAGTTAAAAATACAAATACGTCTACATCTCCAGATCCTGTGCTAATTGTAGGGGCTGTACCTGCTGCCCAATCAACTGACCCAGGCCATGTAATACTTCTTTCTGAAGAATCTTGTGCAATTTTTAATGTGAAAAAAGAAGCATATCCAGAACCAGCTGGATTACTAAACGTATAAGTTACGTCTTCACTTAACGTATGAGTAAATACCGTACCATCTCTAAGGTTTAAGGTAGCTGCACCACTAGAACTTGTAACTGTTGTTGATTCTTCCTGTATACCATTGTCAAACTTAACCACACCGTTAGCATCAGCAGTTACTGCCTTTGACGCTTCTGTCGTTCCTAATGTAGTTATATCTAGGTAGTTAAGCTCTGCAGTAGTAGCTGTTACACCATCAAGCTTATTTAGTTCTGCGGCAGTTGTTGTGACAGCCGTGCTACCAATCATCAATTTGTCTTTAACGATGTCAATAAACGTATTGCCAGCCGTTAATAGTTTGTCTGCACTTTCATCCCAGAGTAAATATGCTCCTGATGTAGCACCAAAAAACTTAACATCTACACCCGTATCATCAACACCAAATGTAGTTGCCCCATCTATCTGAACTGCTCCATCAATATCAACAGCATCT